CTCGGCGAGGGTGTCCTCAGGCGACCAGGCCTCCACCCAGCCGGCGAAGGTCGGCAGCCGAGCGGTGCCGCCGGTTTCCCGGGGAACGTCGAGCCAGCCGGTCGGGATGACAATGGCGAGGGCGGTCAGGTCCTGCGACCCCGAGAGATCGAGTGCCGCCACCGCTTGCGCATCGGCAAAATCAACCGGGTCGAAATCGTCGAGCACAGCCTCGAGGGCGGCGCGCGAGAGCCAGCTTTGCTCAGCCTCGGTCCAGCGGCAGAAATTCATCCGCAGGACGCCGTTCAACTGCCCGGGGATCTGCCGGGCGCGCGCGACCCGCGCCGCCAGGTAATCGGGCTGGATCGTCACCCCGAGCAGCGGGTTTGCTTTGCCCCAGCAGGACTCGTCTTCGAGCGGGTCGTCATCTTTATCGAGCCCACAGACGAAGCTTAAGGACTCGTCGTCGATTACTTCGCCGACCCAAGTAAAATCATCATCGGGTGTCATCGTGCCGGCGGCAACCCGCACCGCGTGCTGGTGCTCCTCCCAGCACACCGAGTTGCGGTCCGACCCGGAATTCGTCGTCATCACCAGCAGCGGCTGGCGGCGCCACTTGAACCCGTCCTCGAGGGTCTTGATCATCAGCCGATCGGGGTGCTCGTGCACCTCGTCGCAGAGCGCGCAATGCGGCCGGGGTCCTGAGCCCTTTTTGCGCTTCTCCGACGAAATCGGCCGGAAAAACGAGCCGGTCTTGAGGTCAGCGAGGTTCCACACCGGGTTGCCGCCCGAGGGTACGAGGCGCGCGGTCAATGCCGGCGACTGCTCGCGCATCGCGACCGCGTCGCGGAACAGCACCGAGGCTTGGTCTTTGTCGGCGGCCGCGGCGTAGACCTCGGCTCTGAGCTCGCCGTCAGCGACGAGGCAGTAATGCCCGATCCCCGCCGCCAGCGGGCTCTTGCCGTTCCCTTTGGCGATCTCGCAATAGACGCGCCGGAACCGCCTGGTGCCGTCGGCGCGCCGCCAGCCAAAGATCGAGCCGATAATGAACTGCTGCGAGGGATGCAGCGCGAACGGGATGCCCTCGAACTGCCCGCCGTTCAGCCGCAGGACATCGGCGAAAAAGCCGATCGCCCGCTGAGCTGCTGTTACATCCCACGCGAGCCCGCGCCCCGGCCCATGCTCGAGGTCGGCGAGGTGGCGCCGGCATGCGTTTCTGACATGCGGTCCGGCGACAATCGCGCCCGCCAGCACCCCGCGCGCATAGCTCGCAACCGGGTCGGCGATCATCTGGCCTCGCCGGCGAGCCAGACTACGCCAAACGCCGCCACGCCGAGCGCGCGGATCCGCCCGAGCGCCTCTTCCATGTGCCAGCCCGAGGTCGCGAGATCGTCGATGACCAGCACCGGGCCCGCCGGTTCATGGTTCCAGCGCAGCGCCGGCAGCTTTTTGAATTCCTTGGGGTGGCTCACACCCGCGACAAACCGGTCCTCAAAGACCTCGAAAAACGGCAATTCGAGCTCGGCCGCCACCGCCTGGCCAAGGCGCTTGCCAAAACAGTCATAGCGCCGCGAGTGGCCGCAGGCGACCGACGTGGCGATCCAGCCTGCCGGAGACGTCATCCCTAGCAACAAGCGGATCAGCGCTGCGATCTCGCCCGCGGCCGCGGCGATCATCGCCGGATCGAGCCCGGCCTTGCAAAGCTTCAGTTGCGCCAGATCGGCGCGCTTGGCGTCGGCGCGCCACGAGCGGACCGAGGCCCAGGCGACGGCGTTGCGGCGATAGAGCGCCGGCCGGTAAACCAGCGCGCCCAGCGGCGAGGCCGGTTCCGGCGGCTCGCTCGTTTCCGAGTCGGTTTCGCCCCAGCCGACAAGCGGCAGGTCGAGGCCGAGATCGTCAAACCCGACCGGAGCCAGCAGATCAGAAATACTTGCGCGCCGGGTCGTCGCCGTCGTCTTTTGGCTCGGCGGCAATGCGGCTCCTCGCCGACGGGGTCATGCCGAATTCGGCGGCATAGCGGACCATTGCCGCCGCCGCCTTGTTGGCGATGCCGACCAGCGGGTTCTGAATGGCATTGCCATTGCTGGTCTTGATCAGCAGCCCCGAGGTCACCGGGTCGCGCGCCGCCATTTCGGCGAGCGCCTTTTCCGCCGCACGCCAGCGCGCCCAGGCCTGGCAATAGGCGGCGAGGGTGGCGCGGTCCAAAACCGCGAGCAGCCCCGCCCGGTGCAGTGCCCGGGCAACGCGGCGCCATTCATTGCGCGCGTCTGCCGCCAGCTCTGCCGGCGGCTGCGGCAGCCCCGGCACCGCCCTGGCCTCGGCGCTGTTCAGCGGCCGCCTGCCCGGGTTGCCGGTGACCAATTTCAGGTACGTCGGCCGCGGCTTGCGCCCCTTCATTGCGGCATGCAATGGCATTCGGCGGGCGACCAGCCGCAGCCCGGGCAGTCCTCGTCTGGCATTGCCGGCGCCACTGGCGCCAGTGCGCGCCGGATCGCGGCAAAGTCGTAAATCGCCGCAGGCTGAGACGTTCCGTCTCGGCACTTAACCATTGCCGACGATGGCTCCGCGTCGTCTGCAGGAGCAACGTCGTCAGTGTTCAACAACGGAGTTTTCCAATGGCCGACAATCTGAGCTTCACCGTTCGCAGCAACGCCAACCGCGCCGCCCGGCGCATGATCGCCCAGCGCGTCGCACCCGCCGCGGAATTTCGCGTCGACCGCCGCACCGACGGCAAATTCGAGATCGTCTGGCTGACCGACAACCCCGGTCTGGCGACCGCCGCCTGGCGCACCGAGCCCAAGACCCCCGACCAGGCGCTGGACGCGATCTGCGGCGCCGGCACCGCCGCCGCGATGCCGACCTTGCTGGCGACCCCGCAGCCCAAGCCCAAGCGCCAGCCGCACAAGGGCCGCACAGGCCACGCGTCAAGCGGGTCGCGCCCGGTCTACGCCGCCGCCCCGATGGAGCCGGGCGGGTGGCCGGAAAAGCCGGTGCTGAAAGCCGCCGGTTTCACCCGCAGCTATCAGGCCCGCATCGACCATCTGGCCGGGCTGGCCGAGGCCGGTGACTGGCCGGCGGTCGAGGCCTACGAAATCAAGGGCCACAACACCTATTCAAAGATCGTCGCCCGCCAAAGCGCCGGTCACCGCGTCGAAATCGCCCGCGGGCGCGATCACATCGATGACCGGCTCGGCCGCCGGCCATTGCGGCTGCCAGAAGGCGGCCTCGCCGGCGGCGAAGAGCTGCCGGCCGATCGAGGTCTTGCCGCTGCCCGAGGGGCCGACAACCACGCCCAGCTGCCATTCCCCGTCATCGATGTCGAGGGTGGCCTCGAGGTCGAAGTTGCACCCCGACTCGGCGTTGAACAGCGATTTGACCCGTGCCGCGCGGTAACTGTTGAAGTCGCTGCAGCGGTTGCGGACCCGGATCAGCATTTAGGTCACGACCACCTTGGGCTCGTAGCCGAGCTCGACCAGCCGCTCAAAGGTTTCGCGCTGGTGCGCCTCGTCGCGGCACACGATGATGACCCCGTATTGCTCCTGGTAATGGCTTTCCCCGTCGCCCTTTGCGGCGCCCGGTCCGGCCGGGTTCAGCGCGGCGAGCTCGTCGGCCGAAAAGCCGGTGAGGCCGAGATCGATCCCGAGGCCGCCGAGGTCGGTCAGCTCGAGCTGCAGCAGCTCCTGATCCCACCCGGCGTTGAGCGCCAGCTTGTTGTCGGCGAGGGTCAATGCCCGGCGCTGCGCCTCGCTCAGGTGATCGAGCGCGATGCACGGCACCGGGTCGATCCCGAGCTGGCGCGCCGCGAGGACCCGGCCGTGACCGGCGATAATGCCGCCGGTGCCGTCGATTAGGACCGGGTTGGTCCAGCCGAATTCCTTGATGCTGGCCGCGATCTGCGCGACCTGCGCCGCCGAGTGGGTGCGCGCGTTGCGGGCATAAGGGATGAGCTCCGCCACCGGCCGATAGACCACCGTCAGCGGCGCCGACTCGCCCATTCAACCCCCCGATTCAATTTCGCGCCCCCCCGCAAAATGGGGCTCGTCGCTTGACGGGCGACCATGGCGGATGGCGATACCCCCCCACCCCTATAGCGAGCTGCTTCACGCCGCGGCGGCCAGGCGCTGGCGCGCCATCTCGGCATAAGCCGGGTTGAGCTCGACGCCGATGAAGTCGCGTCCCAGCCGCCGCGCCACCAGCGCGGTCGTGCCGGCGCCGGCAAACGGGTCGAGCACCATGCCGCCCGGCCGACAGCCGGCGAGGATGCAGGGTTCGATCAGCGCCGGCGGAAACGTCGCAAAGTGGGCGCCGGCAAACGGCGCCGGGGTCACCGTCCAGACCGACCGCTTGTTGCGCTGTTGGGTGGCAGCGCGGAACGCGGACTTGTTGTTTCCGACGGTCTTGCCGCCGGAGCCGCTTCTCTCGGCTGAAGGGCGGCAGTAAGGCTGATGGTTGCCGCGAAAGTTCTTCGGGCCGGACGGTTCTTTGATCGCGGCGCTGTCGTAGTAGTAGCGGGCCGAGCGGGTCAGCAGAAACAGGTATTCATGCGCCGTCGTCGGGCGGTCGCGCACCGATTCCGGCATCGGGTTGGGCTTGGCCCAGATGATGTCGCGGCGCAGCCACCAGCCATCATCCTGCAAGGCAAAGGCAACGCGCCACGGGATACCGACGAGGTCCTTTGCCTTCAGTCCAGCCGGCACCCGGCTGTCGAAAACGCTCCCGCCGCCGCAACCATTATTTGCATAGCAGTCGCCGAGGTTGAGCCACAACGTGCCGTCGGGCCGCAGCACCCGCCACACTTCACGCAACACCGCGACCAGGTGGCCGACATAGAGCCGGTAATCGGGCTCGAGCCCGAGCGCGCCGCGCCAGGCGCCGCAATCGCAGAACGCACCGGTGGACGGGTGCAACGTAATCGCCACGGCTTGCTTCGCCGTGTTGCTGCCTTCGCCGTTGCGCAACCGTTGGCCGCTTTTGCCTTCGCCGCCCCAGCGGTGCCGGCAATCGGGGTCGCCGCCCCAGACCGAGGGCGGGATCTTGTAGTCGCGCAGCCCCCAATAGGGCGGGCTGGTGACACAACAATCGACCGAGTCGGCCGGCAGCTCGCGCAGGCATTCCAGCGCGTCGCCGATGACGAGCTCGACGAGCCCGCCGGGATCAGTCGTCACGCTCGCGTTCGATCCACGGATTGGCCCCCATCGACCAGCACGTAGCCCGCCCCCCAAACGTTGCGGATCGCGTAGGGGGTCGGCTCAAGCACTCGGCGCAGACGGCAGGCCCAGATGATGATCAGCCTGTCGCTGGCGCTAGGCGGGTCGGCCCGGTCGCCGTACAGCAAGGTAATCAGGCTCTCGTGCGAAACGATCAGACCGCGGCGCCGCCACAGGACCTCGAGCACCGCCCATGGCGTCGGTGGCACGTACCGGCCGGCGACCTTGTGATGGTCATGATCGAACCACGGCGGCGGCAACCGCTCGGCTGAACCCGCGAGCTCGGCCCGGCAATGCTCACACAGCGCCATCAGTCGGGTTACAGTGCCGGCGGCGTCTCGCCGTAATTCTGAAAGCAGGTGTCGCTGCCGCTGTCGTCGTAGGTCGACCAGCCCGGGCTGCCGTTGTCAAAGGACTGCATGTAGAGCTGGCCGCCGCTATCGATCGCCAGCTCAAAGCCCGACCATTCGCCCACCGTACCCCCGCAGCTCGCGGGCTGGCCGTCGAGCGTCAAGCTGAAATTGCCCTTCTCACCACCGGGAGTGGCCGGCTGGTAGAAGCCGAACTGGTGGCCGTGCCATTGCAGCGCGGCCGCACCGCCGGTGCAGTACTTGGCCGCGGCTGAGCCGGGCGCGCAGACGATCGTCCCCGGCGCGCTGGTCTGCGGCATTGCTTCGGCACTGATTATTGCATTGTGGGCGCCGACGTCCGCAGCAGTCAGGTCGCGCGCGGTGACGATCTTGCAGCCATTGCCTTTGTAGAGGCTGTTGCTGCTGCTCAGATTGCAGCTCGACGCCGTCGAGCCGTCGGAATTGGTTACCGTCGCGCTGGCGACAACTGTGCCGGCGGTGGTGGTGTCGGTCAGCGTCGCACTGCTCGGCTGCAGGCTGACAGCGCTCGGCGCTGCCTGCGCGGCGGCGATCGCGACCGCCAGCGCGATGCTGCTGCTGGGCATCGCCGATCAGTTCTGCGAGGCGGTGATCGTCACGTTTTGCGTGCTGCCGCAATTGCTCGGATTGATGCCGTTGCTGCCGACCACGATGTTGCTGCCGCTCATGGCGAAATCGCTGGTGTCGCCGGAGAGCGAATAGCTGATCGCAGTGCCGTCGCCGCCGTTGGCCGTAAGTGTCGTCACGGTGCTGCCGGCGGCGGCATTGCAGGCGATCTGCGGTGCCGCGGGCGAGGCGCTGATCGAGAACGGTGCATTGATCGTCACCGTCAGCTTCAGCACCGACTGCGTTGTTACCTGCGCTGCGGCGTCGGGTTGCGCGAGCGCGGGCAGGGCGAGCGCGCAGAGCGCGGCGGCGGCAAAGGCAATGTGTTTCACGGGAAACCTCGGAAGGAATGGCAATCAGGGTAGACCTGAACCGAATCGCGGTGCTGATGCCCGGCAGCGCACGGGTAGGGAAAAGCGTTAAAGACGGCCGTCCTGCAGCGCCTCGAGCATGCCGAGGGCGGCGATCAGGATGCCCGCTGCGGTCTCCTGGTCGAGCCGGCGCCGGCGCCATTCCTGCGCCATCGCCCAGGCTTTGACCGGCTCCTCGAGACCAACGACGTGCCACAGGCACGAGCCCGCCGGCGAGGCGAGCCCGCCGACGGCGACGATGGTTCGCCAAACGTGCTCGCGCGCGGCCTCGATCCTAAACCCGGGTGCTGCGGTCGGCGAAAAGCCGGTGCGCTCGAGCCGGGCGGCGTGCAATGGGTCGAGGTGGGCGCGCTGAAAGAGGGTGCGAAAGTCGTCGCCGGCGGCGCGCATGCCGGCGGTGATGCGGCCGCGCCGCTCCATCGCGGCAAGGATGTCGACGGTGCGAAACGGGCGGGAGGGCACGCCATGCTCGTCGGCGATCGCCCGGGCAAAGCGTTCGACCATACCCTGGCGCAGCCGCTCGGCAGTGGGTCCGAGCCCATCAGCGGCGCGTCGCGAGGAGCGCTTTTTGGCCACGCCGTGACAATTTCGGGATTTCAGCCGCTGGTATAGCGCACGATCCGGCCGGATTTATGGCGCTTATGGCGCCACCCGTGCGCCGCCGGGCAAGAGCGGCGAGGATGCTCACCAGGGCCGCAGCAGTCAGCCTGCCTCAGCCATAGTCGTCGTCGGGTTCGTCATCGGCCTCGCGCAGCAGCTCGGGGAAGGCGCAGGCCTGGCAGCCCTCGCACCACCAGCCGGGGTCAAAGACGAGCTCCTGGCACTGCGGGCAGGGTGCGGCCAGCACCGCCTCAGGCATCGGCCCCTCAGGCATCGGCCCCTGGACCTCGAGGTAGACCGGTGTACATCGCGGTGCCGTTGGCGCGAGCGAGGCGCGCCAGGATGCGCTTGACCGCCTCGGCGCCCCATTCCTCCGCACCCGCCGGTGTGGCGATGCCGCGCGCGGTCAAGGCGCGGGCGAGCTCGCCCAGCGATTTACAGCCGGCTTTGCGCGCCTCCTCGATGTAATGGGCGACGTCGCGGGCGTGCGCCAATGCCCGCGCCGAGCGCACCGCGGTGGCCCGCCTGGTGTCGCCCGGGCCGAGGTGCGGGTTGCCGAGCCTGACCCCGCGCGCCTTGGCCGCCGCCAGCGCCGCCTTTGTCCGCTGCGAGATCATCTCGCGCTCGTGCTCGGCGACGGCGGCGAGGATGTGGATCGTCAGCCGCGTC